TTGGCATAACGCTTGGAGGCGTTTTTATTTAGGCGGGGTTTCTATTGCTATTGTGCTGTGCCTAACAGTCCTCCAACCAGTCAAAAGCTGGACGATAGCAATAGAAACCTTTTTTTATTGGAAGGTTGTTGATGTGCATTACTACACACACCACATAGGTGATTTTATCAAGGATACATCAAACCTTGATGACCACCATTTAGCCACATATCTAAGAATGATGTGGAAATACTATCTTGGCGAATCCCCCCTTAAAGGGGAATGCGAAGATATTGCGTTTGCTGTGCGTTCGGATGAAAAAACCGTTCGAACGCTTCTAAAACACTTTTTCAAAGAATCAGAAAATGGCTGGACTCATACAAGGTGTGATAAGGTTATTGCTGATTTTTACGCAAAGTCTGAGAAGGCTAGAGCGTCAGCAAAAATGCGATGGGATAGCGAACGCAATGCGAACGAATCAAAAAAAGATGCGAACGCACCTAAAAGCGATGCGAAACCAATGCTACCCATAACCCATAACCCATTAACCCATAACCCAGTTATAAAGAATACAGCGCTTACGCGCCCTGATTCTGTTTCCCAAGGGGTTTGGGATGATTTTAAAAAACAGCGTAAAGTAATTTTGACGGCTACGGCTTTAAAAGGCATACAAGGCGAAGCGGACAAAGCGGGGATAAGCCTAGAGGCTGCATTGGTTATGGCTTGCAATCGCGGATGGAAGAGCTTTAAGGCTGAATGGATAAAAGAATCAAGCGTACGTGGTGAAAACAAACAAACGGCATTAGAGGCGAGAAATAAAGCGGTAGCAGACCAATGGTTAAAGGAAAATACATGAAAGACAATGACAAAAAAGAATTTCGCAACCTTCTTCAGTCCGTTATGGATTATTACAAGCAGGACTTATCCACATTCACCATGGGTATTTTTTGGGAGGCTTTGAAGGGTTATGACTACGAACAAGTGGCAAAATCACTGAAAAACCACGCCATGAATCCTGATAACGGGCAATTTGCCCCTAAAGTCGCCGATATAGTGCGCGGATTAAGCGGAACGACCACAGATAAGGCTAGGGTGGCTTGGGGTAAGGTTTTCGCCGCCATGGGGGCTGTAGGGGCTTATCAAGATATTGTGTTTGATGATGGATTGATTCATTTGGTAATCGGTGACATGGGCGGCTGGGTAAAAATATGCCAAACCGAGACCGATAAGCTAAGTTACACGCAGCACACATTTTGCGAGACTTATCGAAGCTATGCCGGGCGTGGTGCTGTGGCTTACCCACCAATGCTAGACGGAATCAATGGAAGCGGTCAAAATCGCGTGATGTACGAAAAACGAGGAATTAAGCCGCCAGAGCCAGTGATGTACGGTGATAAGGATAAATGTAATCAGGTAAGGCTAAACGGCACAAATGATGCTCGCGGCGTAATCGGTTTCAAACCAATTCATCAACTTTTGGAGAACATAAAATGACGCAAAAAGAATACGCCCATAGCGTACTAAACGCAATAAAAGCAGGGTCTAAGGACTACACGCTAGAGGAAATCAATTTTGCACTTCAGCTAACGGGGGATTTATGAGAATTTTTTAGATTTTGATTGATTGTGCATTTGTTTTGGCTATTTGGGGCTTGAGCGGCTGGGATTATGTTATCGCTTTGGCGGTCTATATTTTTCGGGATGCATTTTCACTTATTCAAAACATTAAAAAATAGTAGCGGGGGATTTATGAACTACACCATCATTACAAAACTAAAAACAGATAAGCCTTTACCTACTGATTTTGCGACAATCGTAGAAAATAGAATACACGATTATCTAAAACGCGGGGCTAACGTAGTGGATATTGAGGTAAAAGTATTTATTGAACATAGGGAAACCACCTAGAAAATAAATTAGAAAAGGCTTGACACTTACCGATGTTGTGGCATAATACGATACATGCACACAGCATAACGCACCTGGGCGAATCTAGGCAAAGGAAAGTAAAATGCAAACATCACACAAAGTAGAGTTACCAGCAACAACAAAGACTTACAGTACGCACAATCGCGCTGCGACTTTTGGCTATTGTCGAGACCCTGCGCCTGTCGATACGCCAAACGGTCAGCGCTGGGTTGCCCAGCCGTTTTGGAAGCCCGACGGATCCATCAATCTTTACTCGTTAGCTCCAAAATGACTAAATTTACAAAAGGCAACGCCGCCGCCGCCAAGCCACTAGACCAACACCAAACGGCTAAAGTAGTTGTTGCCGTAACGCCAGCGGAAAAAGCGGCTTGGATACAACTGGCATATCCAAAAACAATCAGCCATATGATCCGAGAGGCGGTGGCTGCACATGCGGGAGCAAGGAATGATTAACCCACCTTGCATCATGTGCTGCCAGCACGATGTGGCATCCCTTAAAAACAAGTCGCTACGGTTTAGCCAAAAAGAGAAAAATAGAACTGGTGGGACGATAATTGGGGAGCTTGATTTAGTCGAGGAAAACGGTGAGACAATCGCAAAGTGCAGGCACGGCGACAAAAACCAGATATGGCGAGTAAATGAGGATTTTACAACGACAAAATTATGTGATAGCCTTGCGTTGTGATTCTCCTAGGTTGAAAGACCTTTAGCCCTTCGGGGCTTTTTTTGTTATAATGGATCATCTTTGAAAACCAAAGGATGACTATGGCGACTGAAAAACAATTGAAAAAAACTATCGTCGGCAAGAATGGCGGCAAACGCAAGGGCGCAGGAAGGCCATCAGGCACACCCAATCGCGTCACAATTGAGTTTAGAGATACCGTTCGCAGGGTATTAGAAGATAACAGCCAGAATGTAGGCATATGGCTAGAGCAAGTAGCTAACGGCGTAGGAAATAAACCAGCATCGCCAGAAAAAGCATTAGACCTATTGGCTAAACTAGCCGAGTATGCAGCACCTAAACTTAACCGAACGGAGCATGTGGGCGAAGGCGGTGGGCCAGTTAAAACGGTTGTATCGTGGGAGATGTAAAGCGTGTTGTTGTCCCATACAAGCCTAGAGGGGCTTTTAGGGATTTTCACAATCGTCAAACACGGTGGGCTTGTTTAGTTGCACACCGACGAGCGGGCAAAACAGTAGCGTGTATTAATGACCTAATACGGCGTGCTTTTGTTGACGAAAAAGAAAACGCTAGATACGCATACATAGCGCCTTATCACTCGCAGGCTAAGTCTATTGCGTGGGACTATCTACTTAGGTTTAGCGACCCAGTAAGGGTAAACGCCAACGCTTCCGAGCTTTGGGTGGAGCTTATTAACGGCGCGAGAATCCGTTTATTTGACGCTGATAACCCTGATGCGCTTCGCGGCTTGTACTTAGACGGTGTAATTTTAGATGAGTACGCAGATATGCGGCCCAGGGTATGGGGTGAGATTATCCGTCCACTTTTGGCTGACCGTGAGGGCTGGGCGGTTTTTATCGGTACACCAAAAGGACATAACGCCTTTTACGATATTTACAAAACATCTAAGGTGAGCGAGTCATGGTATAGCGCAAGTATCAAAGCAAATGAATCAAAATTATTACCTACGTCTGAACTTATAGACGCTGCAAAAGGCATGAGTGAAGACCAGTATGAACAAGAGTTTGAGTGCTCATTTGAGGCGGCTATCTTGGGGGCGTACTATGGCAAAGAGCTAAAAGCAGCCGAAAACAGAATCACTAAGGTTGATTATGACCCCGCGTTACCAGTCTACACGGCGTGGGATTTGGGCTATCACGACGATACGGCGATTATTTTCTATCAGTGTACGTATGACGAGATACACCTGATTGATTACTACTCAGGGTCGGGCTTGCCTATTGAGGACTACGCAAACGTAGTTCTGGGCAAATCCTACAAATACGAAAAACACTATTTGCCGCATGATGCAAGGGCTAAGACGTTGGCTAGTGGTGGCCGCTCAATAATCGAACAGCTCGCAAGTTATTTAACGATTGCCAAAATGGATATTGTGCCAAGCCTAAGCGTACAGGATGGGATTCAGGCCGCTCGTGCAGCGTTCCCTAAGATGTGGTTTGACAAGGAAAACATGGGCGAAGCGGTAGAGTTATTGAAGCAGTATCAAAGAGAGTGGGACGAAGAAAAGAAGGCGTTTAGAGACAAGCCAAGGCACGACCATACATCACATTGCGCCGATGCATTTAGGATGATGGCGATTAGTTACCGCGAAAAAGTCAAAGATTTGCCTAAAAAACCTTCAATTTACCCCATTAGTGGGACAAAACATGGTATTATCACAATACCCCTTGACGATCTATGGGGGTTAACCACTAGTGTAAAAGAGAGGTATTGATGTTATTACCGTTATCCTCAAACTCAGTCCAACTCACTACCGCAGCCGTGTCTGGTGGCGATGTGTACTCTGCCTCTTTGAGGTTGACGAATGGACTGCTAACATCTAGCGGTACGCTTTGCATATCAACAAACCCAGTCAGCACTGGATTTGTGCCTTTTGCCGCAAATAGCGCAGTTGCTGTAGTTATTACGCCATAAAGGACAATGATGAAGCAAGCGCAACAATGGCTATCTGATTTATCGTTATCTAAAAAAGAAGATGATAAGTGGGCAAAGCGCGGCAAAAAGATTGTCAAGCGATACCGTGATGACAGGGATTCTGCTAGAGATGGATCAAAGCGATTCAACATCCTATGGTCAAACGTACAAACCATGCTGCCTGCCTTGTACGGCAAAACACCACGCGCACAAGTAGAGCGCAGATACAAAGACCAAGACCCAATAGGTCGCACGGCATCAACAATTTTAGAGCGCTGCCTGCAATATGAGATTGACCATTATGGTGATTTTGATGCATCTAACAAACTAGCGATTACAGACCGACTATTGCCTGGTCGTGGCGTGGTTTGGGTGCGTTTTGAAACCAAGGAGCACGAAGAAATTGAAGAGGGTGGTGAAGCTGATAAGTATTTATACGAATGCTCGCCAGTTGATTATGTCTACTGGGAAGACTTCAGGTACTCGGTAGCACGCACATGGGACGAGGTGACGTGGGTCGCTCGACGTGTTTACATGACAAAAACCGAGGTGATTGAGCGCTTTGGCGACAAATTCAAAGACGTTCCGCTAACCCAAGAGCCGATTGGCTTGGACGAAATGAAGCGCAGCGGTGAATCCGTTGACCACTTGAAACGCGCCCAAATATGGGAAGTGTGGGATAAAAAGACAAAGATGGTGACGTGGGTTGCCGAAGGCTACGATAAGACATTGGACGAACGAAAAGACCCTTATGGTCTAGATGGCTTCTTCCCATGCCCGCGCCCTTTGTTTGCGACACAGACAAGCGACACACTGTGTCCCGTGCCTGATTTTGCGCTTTATCAAGACCAAGCCGACGAATTAGACGTTTTGACTACTCGCATTGGCATGTTGGTTAAAGCCGTAAAGGTTGTGGGTGTTTATGACGCTTCTCAAATTGGCGTACAGCGAATGCTTAATGAAGGTTTTGACAATCAACTAATCCCCGTTGATAAGTGGGCTGCATTCTCTGAAAAAGGCGGTGTTAAAGGCGTGGTTGAGTGGTTGCCACTCGATGTAGTGATTACTGCGTTAAATGAATGTTATCGCGCTAGAGAAGCCGCTAAACAGGTTATTTATGAAATCACTGGCTTATCCGACATCATTCGTGGCGCATCAGTCGCAAGCGAGACAGCTACCGCACAGCAGATTAAAAGCCAATACGCAAGCCTCAGACTAAAGCGATTACAGCAAGAAGTAGCATTATTTGCTACCGAAGTGTTGAGAATCAAATCGCAGCTTATATCAGACTTTTACAGCGCAGAAACATTGTTAAACATGTCAGGCATTCAGGGCACGATGGATGCTCAATATGCCGAACAAGCCATACAACTAATCAAAGATGAGCCAGCGCGTAACTTTAGAATTGAAGTTGCTGCTGATTCAATGGTTGAGATGGACGAGGCATCAGAAAAGCAAAGCCGCATGGAGTTTTTAACGGCGGCTGGGCAATTCATGCAAAACTCGCTACCCGTAGCCCAAGCACAGCCAGCACTAGCGCCACTTATTGGCGAGATGTTGATGTTTGGTGTGCGTTCGTTTAAAGGCGCACGCACAATGGAAAGCGCTTTCGAGCAAGCATTGGCTAAGATGCAAGAGCCGCAACAACCACAAGGCCCAAGCCCTGAACAATTGCAAGCGCAGGCAGGCCAGCAAGCGGAACAAGCGAGAATGCAGCTTGAGAGCGCAAAAATGCAATCAAGCCAGCAGTTAGAAGCTGCAAAGCTACAAAGCCAACAAGAATTAGAATCTCAGCGCTTTGAGCACGAGACAAGAATGGAAGCTATGAAGCAACAAGGCGAAACCGAAAGGGCGGCAATGAAAGCCCAGTTGGAAGCTCGCGTTAAGATTGAAATAGCCCAAATGCACACAAGCGCAGCAGAAAAACCCGCTGTCAACCTAAGCGCGGATGCGGCGCTTGGCGAGATTGGCGAGACGATTAAAACAATGGCGGGCGAATCTGGCACAGTCATGGCTGAGGCTATTAACCAACTCACACAAACCGCTCAGGCAGTGGCTGAGGCTGCTAACAATATGACGGTTGTAGCCGCTGAGATTGCACGGCCTAAACGTAAAATTGGCAGAAAACTAAAAGACGGCTCTTTTGAAATGACGGAGGAATAAACATGGCACTAAACACACAATTGGCAAACGCCACAGTAAACGGTCAGGGTGATAACCTTGCCACACGATTAAACAGCGGATTCTTACGCATTTATGACGGCACACAGCCAACGAATGCAGATACGGCTATAGGCGCACAGGTATTGCTTGCTGAGTTGACATTTTCAGCTACTGCCGCGCCTGCTACAGTAAACGGGTTAATTACGTTTAACGCGCTTACACCCGACACAAATGCTAATGCCACGGGAACGCCGACATGGTTTAGGGCGCTTCAATCCAATGGCACGACCGTGGTAATGGATGGCACGGTTGGCGCATCTGGTGCCAACCTTAATTTGACGGGACTAACTGGCGGTCAAATCATTATCGGCGGCACGGTGGCGGTGTCTAGTTTTACGCTTGATGTTTTGAACTCTAGTGCTGGGCTGTAATAATGGCGATTACCACACTAGACCAAGCAATGGCGGGGGCTTCGCCGCTTAATTTTTTTTCTAAAATTGGAACAGTTGCTTTGACGGCTGGCAGAGCAACATCTCTGTTTTACCTTAATGGAGTGCCAAGCCCTGCAGTAGCCCCTACCCCTGGACTCGCTGGCGCTGCACTCACGTCTTATGCGGGGCAAATCCCGATACCTGCGCCAAGCAATAATACTCACTTACATTCAGCCCAGTTTGCATCAAGCGCACAGAGCGGTAGCGTCATATTGTGTGACAGGCTATGGCACAATTCAGGTATTGTTGTTACAGCAATTACAGCGCAAACAATTAACTCGGTTACATGGCCTTCGCGTGACCGCAATGGCGCAACACTAGGCGAGGGCGTTTACATTGGATTGGAAATAAGTACAGCGACGGGCGCGGGGGCTTCTGTGGTGTCTATATCCTACACAAACCAAGCAGGCACAGCAGGCAGGACTGGTACGCTTAACCCACTTTACGCAGCGTCCTCTGGCTCTGGTTCGTTTTACATTTTCAACCTTCAGGCAGGCGACACTGGTGTTCGCTCTGTGCAAACATACACCTCCACGGTATCAATGACATCTGGCGTCGTTCACTTGGTTGCATTCAGGCCGCTTGCAAGTATTGCTTTAGTTGCCGCTGGTGTCCCTAGTGGTGTTGACCCAGTAACTGGAGGCTTGCCGAGGTTGTATGATGGCACCGTTCCTTTTGCAATTTTTATGCCGCAAACAACGGCAGCGACACAAATTAGCGGCAACGTAATTTATACACAAGGTTGATAAATGGCAGCCTCGACTAGAGCTGACCAGCTATTATGGCTCGGCAGGGGCAGGGGCAGGGGCAGCAGCCCGCTTATCAAACAAAGCCCTAACGCTGCTGGTCATGTCGCGCTTGATGATTTTTACTTTGACGCTAATGCCGTTGTTATAACTGGCACAGCGACGACTTCACAAGCTCAAACGGCGACAGCATCAGGGGCGGCTGCGCCACAAGGCGCAAGTGGCACGGTAGTAACTTCACAAGCCCAGACAATATCAGGCAATGGCTCGTTTGAACTTCTTGTTATTACAGGCGCTGCGTCAGCCTCGCAAGCTCAAACATCTGCGGCTAGCGGTTCATTCGCGCCTGCAATTGTTAGCGGCACGGCCTCGACTTCACAAGCTCAAAGGATAGGGGCTAACGGTTCATTTACTGTGGCGGGCGTTAGCGGCGCGATAACAACCGCACAGGCTCAAAAAATATCAGCGAGCGGCTCCAGTTCGGTATTGGCGGTATCTGGAACTGGCGCATTATCACAAGCGCAAACCACAGCAGGCACGGGGAGTGCATCGGTTGCTAGTGTCAGTGGAACGATAGCGACAAGTCAAGCGCAGAAGATTGTTGGTGCTGGCTCGGCTAATCCTGCGAGTGTTAGTGGCGTGGCGTCTACTTCGCAGGCTCAAAGAATAGCGGCTAGTGGTTCATCCGCTGTCTCGAGTATATCTGGTGCTGCGACTACGTCGCAGGCACAAACAACCGCAAGCGAGGGGAATTTTAGTGTCGGCGCAATTGATACACACGATGGTGACGCATGGGTAAGATTCCGCAAAAAGCTAGAGCGTATTGTCAACATTCAAGATGCGATAGAAGTTGTCAAAAACGCCCCTAAAGAAGCGATTGAGGCAATTCAAGAATCGGACGTTAAGCCCAAAGTAAAAGCTAAAGTAGTTGCAATTGATTACCAAAAGGTAAACGATTTCATAAAGTTGCAAGAATTTATTGCAAAACAACTACTAATTATTGTAGAATTGCAAAGAATCGAGCAAGAGAACGACGACCTATTAACCTTCATGATGATGGACTAAAATGAGTAAAGGTAGCAACCGCAGACCAGAGGATGTAGATGCTTTTGATAGCGCATACGAAAACATTTTTAAAGGTGGTGTTAAGCGAGGCAGGTTCATTTTTGACGCAGAAAAAAAAGAGTTTGTTCCAGCTAGTGAATACGTCCCGCCTAATGTGGTCGCTCCTTTTGTGTTGGCAGACATTCAGCCATACAAATCTATGCAAACGGGTGAAATGATAGGCGGTCGCAGGCAGCACCGTGAGCACCTTAAACAACATCGTTTAATCGAGATCGGCAACGAGGTTAAAGCACATTTAGCGCCCAAAGCAAAACCCGATACAGGTCTTCGTCGGGATATAATCGAAGCCTACAAACGCCACAACTAGGAAAACCCTATGTCAGACCTAAGATCAGCCCTTCAAGACGCTTTTGAAAAACACAGCGATGATTCTCCGCAGCCTATCGTACCATCTCAATCAGAGGATTTATCTACGGACAAACCCTTAGAGACAACTGATGTAAAAGCTGATAAACCCCGCGACGAAACGGGAAAGTTTGCAAAAGCAGAATCGGCAGACTTAAACAAGCCAATCGAGCCAGAGCCAGCGCCACGTAAAGCCCCTTCTAGTTGGAAGCCTGACGCGCAAACGGCGTGGTTAAAAGCTGATAAAGGCGAAGCGCTGACACCAGAGGAGGTTAGGCTATTGGCATTAGAGGCAGAGCGCCGCGAAGGTGACTTCCATAAGGGCGTGAGTGAGTTTAAAACCCATAGCGAACGCGCAAGGCAATATGACCAAGCGATAGCGCCATATCAAGCTACCTTAAAACAATTAGGTGTAGATGCGCCTACAGCAATATCTAAGTTACTACAAGCTGACCACACACTAAGAACGGCAGAACCAGCAACTAAGGCGGCATATCTTCGGCAGTTAGCTATTCAGTATGGTGTTGACTTAGAAAATTCCCCGCAATACGACCAACAAACACAAAATATGATGTTTGAGCTACAAAACTTGCGTCAAGAGCAAATGTTGTGGCAAAATAGAAATCAAGTTCAAGAGCTAGAACAAGTAGGGCAGACCCTTACTGAGTTTGGCTCAGAAAAGCCTCATTTTGAGGCCGTCCGTAACGATATGGCAGACCTGATTGAATCTGGGCAAGCTAAATCGTTACAAGAAGCCTACGATAAGGCTGTTTGGTTGAATCCAAACGTCAGGCAAACCCTGATTGAAAACGAACGAGCGGAAGCGTCTAAAAAGTTTGAGGTTGAACGTCAAGCACAGCGAGCAAAATCTGCGGCTGTTAGCGTGAAAGGTTCTTCACCCTCGACTGTTGGGGCGCAACAACTCAAAGGTTCGCTGCGAGATATTATCGCGGCGCAAGTTTATCAATCCTAGAAAGGGTAAAAATGGCTACTTTTCCAAATGTGAACGACATTATCGCCACAACCATCGAATCACGAACAGGCTCACTAGCCGACAATGTGACAAAACAAAATGCATTCCTTGACAGGATGCGTAAGCGCGGCAACGTGAAAACGTTTTCGGGCGGTCGTATCATTACTCAAGAGATTATGTACAACGACCCAGCCACTCAAAACGCAGGGGCATTCTCTGGTTATGATGTGATTGACATCACCCCAAACAGCCCCATCACTTACTCGCAATTTGACATCAAACAGTACGCTGCTGCTGTCACTATTTCTGGCTTGGAGGAGTTGCAAAACTCTGGCGCCGAGCAGTTTATCGACTTGTTAGAAGGTCGTATGCAAGTGGCCGAGGCGCAACTGGTTAACCAAATTAGCGCTGATTGCTACGGTGATGGTACAGGGCAAGGCGGCAAGGCCATAACTGGCTTGGCTGCTGCTATTTCAGCCACTCCTACATCTGGCACATACGGCGGTATTAACCGTGCGACATGGAACTTCTGGCGCAATGTGGCTTTTGATGCAACTACCGATGGCGGCGCTGCTGCCACCTCGTTAAACATCCAAAGATATATGAATAGCGTCGCAGTTCAATTGGTGCGTGGCTCTGACCGTCCCGATATGATCGTGGCTGATAACAACTACTACCGCCTATTCCTTGAGTCGATGCAATCCATTCAACGCATTACAAGCGAATCTGACGCTGCGGCTGGCTTCACATCTATCGCCTATAACGGCGCTGGATTGAATTGCCCAGTGTATTTGGATGGCGGTATCGGTGGCGCATCCCCCGCTAACCGCATGTATTTTATTAACACAAAGTACATGTTCTTCCGTCCACACGCTGCACGAAACTTCACCGCCATCGGTGGTGATCGTCAATCCGTCAATCAAGACGCAACCGTGAAACTCATGGGCTGGGCGGGTAACTTAACCTCGTCTGGTTCGCAGTTCCAAGGCGTTTTGCTAGATTAACCAATTAAACCTGAAAGGAATAAATCATGGCATTACCATCAACAAGCACCACTAAGATTGGGGTTGACCTTAACACCATCACTCTCGCTGCTGACATTGCCTCTGGCAAATCTGCGGATGCTAGACTTGGTGACCAAGTATGGGGGACTAACGGTCGTCGTTATGTGTACGCACAAGCATCGATTGCAATCCCTGCATCAACCGCTGTATGTACCATCCCGCCAACAACGTTCCTTGCGACCGCAACGGCAGGTGCTTACACCTCGCCAGCAACGGCAATGGCAACGGGCGACCGTGGCTGGTTCTCAATCGCCAGCGTGTAAACCAAGAGGGGGAGAAATCCCCCTCTTTTTCTTAACTTTTTGAAAGCCCCACATGGAAAACCCTACAGGCGTATTTGTCACCTTTTACACCGATGCTGTTGAACTCAAATATGAGAGCGAGCTTCAAAAACGACCTATTTTTAAGGACGTACCGTTCATTCGGAAGATGGTACCAGGCGATGCAAACAACATTATTGAACGCGCCGCTAAAGAACAGGACATGCGGCAATACCCTCGCCAATGGGCTGAGTATGAAGCAATGAATAAATCAGGCGAAGTGATTGGAACGCCGTTAGAAAAATGGCCTAACATCACACGCGCACAAATCAAAGAACTCAAATACGTAGAGTGCCACACTGTTGAGCAGCTAGCTCAAATGAGTGATGGCAATCTGATGAAAATGGGCGCAGGATTTAGACCGCTTCGTGAGTCCGCTTTGAAGTGGCTGGATAGCCTTAACGTTGCAAAAGTAGATGAAGAGAAGGAATCGCTTAAAAAGCAAGTGGCAGAATTGTCCGCAACTGTCGACGAAATTAAACGCACTCCAGGGCGGCCTAAGAAAGACGAATAATGACTTTAATTCAATTGATTCAACAAGTCTGCGCTGAGTTAGCACTTAACCAGCCTTCAGTCGTTATCGGCTCGCAGGATAAGCAAGTCCAGCAAATGCAGGCGTTATTGAATCGATTGGGTATTGACCTTGTTCGTCAGTTTGAATGGCAGAGACTTCAGTCTGAGTATCTTGTGACAACCGCAGCGGTTACTTTATCTGGCACAACTGTAAACGGCTCAAAAACCATCACATTAGCTAATACATCGGGTTTGACAACGCAATACGGCGCTATAGGGGCTGGTATCCAGCCATTCGCGCAGATTGAATCTGTATCGTCTCCTACAACCGTTTTAATGAATATGCCTGCAACGGCTGACGGAACGGCAGATATTACATTCTCACAAAACGCCTACAACCTTCCTTCAGATTGGGATAGGCAAATCCCACAAACCGAGTGGGACAGGACAAATCGCTGGCCGCTGATGGGGCCAGAGTCGTCGCAAGATTGGCAGTCATTCCGTTCTGGCATTGTTTATTCTGGCCCTCGTCAACGATTCCGCATAGCTAATAACGCGGTAAACATTGTCCCCTATCCGCCTAACGGATTGATTTTTTCGTATGAGTACATCTCTAGCGGGTGGATTACAGGCATAGACGGAGCACGTAAATCTACATTTACAGCAGACACTGACACGCCCATATTTGATGATTCATTACTAATTACTGGATTGAAAGCGCAATGGAAAGCGGCTAAAGGATTAGACGGAACATTTGATTTATCGGAGTTTCGTAGCTTGCTAGAAACCTTAAAAGGCCAAGACAAGAGTGCGCCTAAACTCAGTTTATCGCCAATCTTCCCCACTGGCATGCTAACGTTAAACAATGTCCCTGATGGCTCTTGGGGGGGGGCCTGGTAGCGCCTAAATTTAGAACGCTATCAATTCCCGCGCCTGTCGGCGGGTTAAATGACCGAGACTCTATCGCAGCAATGAAGCCAACCGATGCGGTCGTGCTAGAAAACTGGTGGCCATACCCTTCATATCTTGAGGTTAGAAAAGGCAGCGCAGAACACGTTACAGGCGCGGTTTCTCCTATTGAAACGCTAGTGGAATATCTGCCAGAATCAGGCACTTCTACGCTCTTTGCTGCTGCTGGGGCGTCTATCTATAACGTCACTACGGCTGGCGCTTTGGGGGCTGCTGTTCAATCTGGTTTGGCTAATGCGCGATGGCAAGATGCAAGCATTACCACACCAGGCGGCTCTTTCCTTTATCTTGTAAATGGCGCAGATTCGCCTAGGTTGTGGGATGGAGCAACGTGGACGGCTGTGACGGGCGCATCCTCTCCTGCAATCACTGGATTGACGACAAATGATTTAATCCATGCTTGCGTTTATAAAAATAGGATGTTCTTTGTTGTAAAGAATAGCATGAGGCTAGCTTACTTGCCGCCTTTGTCTATTGGCGGCGCTGCGGCATTCCTTGATCTTGGCTCTGTTTTTAGAATGGGCGGGTCAATCAACGCCATTTATACATGGACGATTGATGCGGGTGATGGCGCTGACGACCATTTAGTTATCATCTCTACCAATGGGGAAATAGCGGTTTACTCAGGCACTGACCCTAGCAGTTTAGCTGCGTGGCGGCTTGTGGGTGTGTTTACTATGGGTAGACCGCTAGGACGCAGATGTGGCATTAAGTACGGTGGAGACCTAGCCATTAACACGATGGAGGGCGTATTCCCACTAGGAAAAGGGCTTTTAAGTGCAAGCGTTGACCGCAGGGTAGCGTTGACTGACAAGATACAAAACTCAGTAAGCCAAGCGGCAAATTCTGAAGGATCAACTTTTGGTTGGCAATTATGTTTGTACCCTGACCAGAACATGTTAATTTTGAACGCTCCTCAATCAATTGGTTTAAATTACCAATATGCACAAAACACAATCACTGGGGCGTGGACAAAGTTTACAGGCTGGGATGCTAATGTATGGCTTAATGCATCAACTGGGCTTTATTACGCTGACGCGACAAACGTCTATAAAGCGTGGACTGGAAATTTGGACGTAGCAACGCCTATTCAATCCGATGTGCTCCCCGCATTTACAAACTTTGGGTCTCAAACATTTAATAAATATGTCACGATGGTTAGACCCTATTTAGCCACATCAGGAAGCCCTTCTATTCTTTACGGATTAAATGTTGATTATTTCCTTCAAAACGTAACAGGGCCGCTTAGTTTTACACCTCCTTCAGGTATGGTATGGGGAACGATGGTGTGGGGCGCGATGTTTTGGGGTTCTGGTCTAACCAATATCACAGCATGGAACACAGTAGGTGACGTAGCGAACTCTGCTTCCTTAAGAATGAAAACACAAGGCAATGGGGCTACATTACAGTTTTCAGCGATTGATTATGTATATCAGCCAGGCAGAGGAGTGCTTTGATTTATCTTGATTCAAATGTTGTCGGGCCTTGGGTATGTGAAAAGGCTGGCGGCACATGGATAAAAGATAACGGCACAACGATTGGATGGTTGAAAGACGGCAAGTTAGTTGCTGGCGTGATTTATGAGCAGTTTAACGGCGCAAATGTTGTATGTCATATCAGGGGTGATGCGGGGTGGGCGAATCGGAAATATCTAGCAACGATGTTTGATTACCCTTTTAACCAATTGATGGTAAAGCGAATTACCGTGCCTGTGAATGATGATAACGAAGCGTCGAAAAAACTTGTAACGCACATGGGTTTTAAGTTAGAATGCACACTAGCGCAGGCTACCCCTAGCGGAAATATGCTTCTCTATCGAATGTTCCGAGAAGAATGTAAGTATTTAAGGGAGTCCTATAATGGGAAAATCTAGCGCACCGCCAGCACCAGACTATTCATCCGCAGCTAAAGAGACAGCATCAGGCAATCTTGACGCTGCAAGAGCCGCCACAAAAGCTAACCGAGTCAATCAAGTAACGCCTTACGGCAGTTTGACATACAGCCAAACAGGTAGCGACCCTGATGCGGGGTGGACTCAAACACAAACACTATCCCCGCAGGCGCAGGCAGCGCTAGACCAGCAGCTATCACTCAATAAAAAGTATGGCGAAACGGCTAATGCTGGCTTTGATAAAGCCCGCGCAAGTCTTGAAAATCCTGAGCTTGACATGTCTCAATTGCCCCAAAGAGGCATCAATTTAGGACAAACCGCACAGCAAGCGATTATGTCTCGACTCAATCCTCAAATGCAGCAGCGCGAGGAACAGCTTAGGCAGCAAATGGCAAACCAAGGCATCGGTCTAGGCTCTACCGCTTTTGGGCGCGAGATGGCGAACTACAACCAAGGCAGAAACGACCTAGAAATGCAAGCGGCATTGCAAGGAATTAGCCTTGACCAGCAAAATAGGACCGCAGCATTGCAAGAGCAGGCTTACGTAAAAGACCGCCCGCTTAACTTAATTAACGCGCTAAGAACTGGAAACCAAGTACAAAACCCACAATTCCAACAATTCGCACAGCAAGCCACAACGCAAGGAGCTAATATGCTAGGCGCGGCTCAGGCGCAATATGGCGCTTCGGTGGACTCGAATAATGTAAACAATGCAAACAATGCAGCAATGATGAAGGGATTGTTTGGTGTGGGACTAGCCGCTGCTGGAATGCCTACGGCAGGCGGCGGTTCTTTGTTTGGAGATTATGCAGCTAAGCAAGGCTGGATTTAATTATGGACTTTGATAGCCAAGAAAAAATACTAGAGCAGCGCAGGGCGCGTTATTTACAACAACAAAACATCGATTCACCAGATGGTCGAATGGTTGGTGGAAGCTATATTCCAACACATCCACTTGAATCTTTGGCGGCTGGTCTTCGTGCTTATGGCGGTATGCGCGGCGAACAATTCGTGAAAAAAGAATTGGGAGACTTACGCACAAAACGTCAAGGCATGGATGCGGATGCAATGTCTAAGTTTACTGCCGCATTACGAGGAACACCCGCACAAGATATTCAACCATTAACACCAATGGACGACGAAGGTAATGTAATGCCAATGGCTAGAAAAGAAGCCGTTGCACCTGACCCTATGGCTGGATATGCCGCATTGATGGAAGCATCTAATCCGATAATGAAGCAGGCGGGAATACAAGGCCTCGCAAGAATGCCAGAGCTTGAAGCAAAACGCCAAGAGACAAAAGACGCGCGTGAAGCAAGAGCGCAAGAGTTGTTGATGCGATTGAATGACCAGCGTGTCAGCCAACAGGAAAAAATACAAGCTCAGCGCGAGTTACAGCAGATGCAAATTGACGCGAGAAAAGACATGCAACGCATGATTGCATCTACTCGCCAAGCGCCGCAAGCGCAGATTATCCAAACGGATACAGGGCCAATGCAGCTAGTTGGGGGACGTGCTATGCCTATCGTCGGGCCAAATGGCGCTCCAATATCTGCGCCTAAAAAAGGAACGGCTGGGTTGTCTGCAACGGCTCAAAAAGAACTGTTTGAAGCTGATGACGCTGTGCAAAACGGCTTGGGCGCGGTTAGCTCACTGAAAAAAGCTATGGAGTTGAATAACAAAGCTTACTCTGGTGTTGGCGCAGGCGCACGCGCAATGGTTAGAAGCAACCTCCCAGGGGCTTCTGAGTCTGCCGATGCAACCATTGCAATGGAAAACATCATCAAAGACCAAGCGCTGACTTCAATGAAGTCTATATTTGGCGGCAATCCTACTGAGGGTGAACGCGCTGTGCTGATGGAATTACAAGCCTCTGCAAACAAAACACCAAAACAACGTGAGGAAATTCTAGGACGCGCAATGCAAGCGGCGAAGCGTAGGGTTGATTTTAATAAGCAAAAAGGAGACGCTTTGCGAGGTGGAACTTACATGGCTGAAGGTGGCGCGCCACAATTTGAACAATCGGGTGGAGGATTAAGCGGCGCTGACTCGCAGGCGGCGGCATGGGCTAACGCAAATCCTAACGACCCACGTGCGGTGGCTATTAAACAAAGACTGGGGCTATAAATGGCAACATTTGACCCTGATGCATACCTAGCGCAAAAGCCTTTTGACCCTGATGGATACCTTAAAACTTCGCCAGGATCGATGGTTGCGGCACATCCCGAAACCCCAACAAAAGGCTGGCTTCGCACTAACGCCGAACAGCTAGGGCGCGAGGCGTTAGACTCTATCCCTGCACAGTTTGGATTCGGTTCAGCGCGTGGCATTGGGGGGATTGGCGCAACGCTTGGATTGCAAGGCGAAGAAGGACGTAAAGCAGTAGAAAAATATCTTGTTGGCTACGGCGCTAACCCTGAGTCATTAGCTTACGGCGCGGGGAAATTAGGTTCTGAGATTGGCGCTACTGGTGGAGTTGGCTCTTTATTGGCTCGCGGCGTGTCCATGATTCCAAATGCTGCATCAAAAGTCCCAGCCTTAATCGAGGCTTTGCGGACTAGCGGCATGTCATCTGGCGCTCTTGGCGGCGCAAAAGGTTTATTGGCGCGAGTTGGTGGCGGCGCTGCTACGGGCGCTACTGGTGCTGGCGTGACTGGCGGGATTGATGAAGCTGGTGCTGGTGCGGTAATTGGCGGGGCTATGCCTGTAGCTGGAAAGATTCTTTCTACCGTTGGTGGTTTTATTAGCCCTGAGCGACTAATGCAAAGCGCATTAAAGCCAACACTGGCACAGCAAAAATCTGGTGAGGCTAAAACGGCGATTGATACGCTTTTAAAGTATGGCATCAATGCTACACAAGGCGGCGCAGAAAAATTAAAGTCAATGGTGCGGGGTGTGGATGATGAAATTTCAAATCTGATTGCAGGCTCTGGAAAAACTGTAAGTAAAGAAAAGGTTTTATCCACTCTTGGCGATGTTGAATCTAAATTTGCAAACCAAGTAAGCCCCACTTCTGATATTGCAGCCATTCAAAACGTTGGGGCAGATTTTGCACGGCATCCATTAATTGATTCTGGCGACATACCAATTGAATTAGCCCAAAAGTTAAAGCAGGGAACTTACAAAATAGTAGATAAAAAATACGGGCAATTAGGCAGCGCAGAAATTGAAGCGCAAAAAGGTTTAGCGAGAGGCTTGAAAGAGCAAATGGCAGAGGCAGTGCCAGCGGTTGCGCCTTTAAATGCAAAACAAAGCGAACTAATCAAGGCGTTAAAAGTTACTGGTCGCAGGGCAATGATGGACGATAACAGAAACCCCGTTGGGCTTGCTGGTTTATCTCAAAGCCCATCACAATTAGCAGCGATGCTTGCAGACCGTAGTGCTTTATTGAAATCTCTAGCGGCAAGAGGTATGAATCGAATTACACCAGAAGAAGGTAATTTAGTGATAAATGCGCTACGCCAAGGGGCTTACCGTGGTGCGCCTGTTTCACTAACGGATTAGCCCCTTAAAAACAGAGCCAAAACAGAGAAAACAGTAACACCTATCCACCCAAATAAGCTAAAAATTAAAGCCGAAGACAAGATGATTAGTGAAATTAACATAAGTAATCTTTAAAAGATTTTATCGTAACAAAGGAAAACCATTATGTCAAGAAACGGTAGCGGAACATACACAGCCCCTAGTGGCGCATGGAATCCCGCAATAAACGGCAATAGCGCAACAGCGGCAGACTGGAATGCGTTGCTTGCTGACCTTGCTGCGGCAATGACTCAATCCGTATCCGCTGATGGCCAAACGACTATCACGGGCAATTTAAACATGGGTAACAATAAGTTATCCAGCCTAGCCGCTGGTAATGCGTCAGGTCAATCATTAGCTTGGCAGCAACTATTCAGCCAAGGCACTGAGTCAGACCTTGCATCTGCAACGACTACTGATATCGGCGCACAAAATACTAATTTTTTAAGAATCACAGGAACGACAACAATAACTTCTTTTGGCGTTAATTACAACGGCCCACGATTCTTGCGTTTTTCTGGCGCGTTGACTTTAACGCATAACGCATCTACTTTGATTTTACCAGCTGGTGCAAACATTACCACGGCAACAGGTGATACTTGCATTGTTTTGCCTATTTCTGGCGGTTGGTACGTATCAGCTTATTCTAGAGTCGGATCAAGCATCCCGCCGCAAATCAATTTTGCAACTACGTCAGGCACTTCTGTTGACTTTACGGGGATTCCTTCGTGGGCTAAAAGAATAACAATTTCTTGTGTTGGCGTTAGTTCAAACGGCGTAGGAGGTATTGGTGTGCAGTTAGGTAGTGGTACTGTGCAATTCACAGGGTATTCATCCTCGCTTATTCGTGTTGCCAATAACAGTACTACTGGTGGCGGCGCGTCGGGTGTCTCATTTGGCGTAAACATCGGCGGCGCACAAGCATCTGAATCCTTTTCAGGACACATCATACTAACTAAGCCTACGGGCACAATTTGGGTTGCGTCTGTGTGCGGCAAGGTCAGCTCCGGCGCAATTGCTGTCTTTGGCGGCGGTGATGTAACTTTGTCTGGTCAGCTTGATCGAGTGAGGCTAACCGCCGGGGGAGATACATTCGACGGCGGCTCTGTAAGTATTTTTTGGGAGTAATAATGATACTAACTATTGATGTACGTACTGGCATACAGACCACGCGCGAACCAACAGATGAAGACTTGGTATTTATTGCAAGTCTGCCCGTCCCTGATGCAAAATCAATCAAAGCCGCTGAAATTAGAGCTTTAGAAGCGCCGTTCGCTGACGATGCTGCGCGAATGACAAGGCAGATAAACCTACAAGTGGCACTCGACTGGGCTTGCAAACAAGCGCCAACTTTAACCACAGAACAGGTACACGCTGCGTTAATGGCGCAAGGTACAGGCTACTTCAAGCTCTACAATTTGGAGCAAGCTGCTAAGGCGATAAGGGATCGACCATGACCTTGCTATTGTGGATTTTTTATCCGATAGCTATCCAGTACGAGAGGGGCGGCTGGTGGCGACTGTGCTACATCGTAGCCATACCCGTCCTGCTGATTGACGTTGTTGCTAACTACACGGAGCTTGCCGCCGTAACTTGGGATGTTCCTAAGTTGGGGGAGTGGACATTTAGCAAACGACTATCACGGTTACAACATAACACCGATTGGCGAGGCGATTTTGCACGTTACATCGCACCAATTTTGGACAAGATATCACCTAGCGGGAAGCACGTATGAACGACACAATACCACCTGACGCAATAATGGCAAAACTATCGGGGCTAGTTGGCGCATTGGTGTCTCTCAAATTCATTAACGGAAAAAACATCTACGACAAATCCACAATGGTTATTTGTGGATGGGCAACTAGCTATTTTGTCGCCCCTGATATTGCAGCAAGATATAACGTAACCGAGGGGTCAGTCGGATTCCTTTTAGGGCTTGTCGCGGTTGGCACTTGTGGGCTATTTTTTAGATTTTTGGAAGCCGCCCCAATTAGTGAGTTTTGGAAAAAATTACTTAAAAAAATGGGTAAGTAAATGGAAAAGAACGACCTTGCATCATTACTGCGCGACTTCGCCCAAGCCACTAGCAACAGCGTAGCAAGCAACGCTGCTGTACCTGTTGATGTATTGGCATGGCTACTACGAAAAGGCGGCGTAAACGTACCACCTAACCCCGTTATGGGCAGTGATTGGCTTGCTGAAAAAGGCTTTACGCGAGAGGTAAAAAACAAGGGCGCAGGATTGGCAGGCGATATTGCAGGAATGGTATTACCGTTTGCGGGCGTGACGAAAGCACCACAAATAGCTAAGGGGTTACTTGGCATGGGTGAGAACCTAGCAACGCCTAATGCAATGAAAAATGCAAGTCAGCGCGGCGCTGTTGTTTGGCATGGCTCACCTCATAAATTTGCACCAACACCAAATAACCCGCTAGGTGAATTTGATTTTTCAAAGATTGGCACAGGTGAGGGTGCACAGGCTTATGGG